CCAACTGATGATCTAGCTGGCGAATTAGATGCTGGTGACGAAGAAGGTCCAGAAGAAGAAAAGTCTGAAGAAGAGCTTTTCATGGATCTAGACGCTATTGTTGACGAACTACAAGCTAAGTTTGACGCACTAAAAGGCGAAGAACACGAAGAGCCAGATGCAGATAACATGGGCGGTCCAAGTGATCACGATGCTGACAACGAAGGTTTTGACCTAGCAACTGTACGTGAGTACGTTGAAAAAGTTCCAGCTGGCCACGGTGCAGAAAAGAAAGGTCAAGCTGAAAAAGCTGACGGCAACGGCGGTGGTTTAAAGTTCAGCAAGAACGACATGGGCGGTACAGCAGCTAACATCCTAGGCGGCAAGAACGGTAGCGATGCTGGTATGCAAGGTATGTCCGGAGACCTAAAAGGTACAGGTCTTTCAAAAGGTAAGCCACAGTTACAAGACGGTGGCAATGTAAATACTCCTGGTGCTAAGAACGGTAATGCGTTCTCTAAGAAAGAACCAGGTCACGGTGCAGAGAAAGCTGGTGCAAAAGAAACAGCTGACAAGAGCGCCGCAGGTCTTTTCCGTGGTCGTAGATAATAGGACGCAATGGTGAAAAATTACCTTAGCGAACACTTGAGTTTCGACCAGGCACAGATTGTCTTGGAGAGCGAAGATGTTGGCGGCAAGAAGTCGCTGCATCTAAACGGGATTTGTATTCAGGGTGATATCCGTAATGCAAATCAACGTATATATTCTTCGCAAGAGATTGGCAAGGCTGTCAAAACGCTTAACGAGCAGATCTCTGGTGGATATTCTGTTCTAGGGGAAGTTGATCACCCGGCAGATTTAAAAATCAATCTAGATCGTGTTAGTCATATGATTACCAAGATGTGGATGGATGGTCCTAACGGCTACGGAAAAATCAAAGTACTACCAACTCCAATGGGTCAGTTAATTCAGACCATGTTGGAGGCGGGAGTAAAATTAGGAGTTTCAAGCAGGGGTTCTGGTGAAGTTGATTCACAAGGTAGAGTCCAAGGATTTGAAATTATCACCGTTGACGTTGTGGCACAGCCCAGCGCCCCGGGAGCATATCCAACACCAGTATACGAACATTTAATGAACACATTAGGTGGAAATAAGGCATTTAATATAGCAAGAGAAGTTCAAGGCGACCCAAAGGCACAGAAATACATAGCAGAGAGCTTGATGAACATCATCAAGAGACTCAAATAACAGTAGGAGAATCACATGCTAGATTTCGTTAAAAAATTGTTTGAAGACAATGTGATTTCCGAAGAACTTAAATCGGAAATTGAGTCTGCCTGGCAAGGCAGAATCGAAGAGAACCGTGACCAAGTTACTGCACAGTTACGTGAAGAGTTTGCTCAGAAATATGAGCACGATAAATCCGCATTGGTAGAAGCTGTTGAATCTATGTTAGCTGACCGCTTGTCAGCTGAACTAGGTGAACTAGCAGAAGACCGCCAAGGACTAATCGAAGCAAGAGCTCGTTACACAGAAAAGATGACACAAGATGCCGCTACAATGGAATCTTTTGTTATGAACAATCTGCGTAAAGAGATCAACGAACTTCATGAAGATCGTCAGAAAGTAGCTGCAAACGTAGCACAATTAGAATCTTTTATCGTGGACGCACTGGCGAAAGAAATCGCAGAATTCCACAGCGACAAGAAAGACTTAGCTGAGACAAAGGTAAAACTAGTCCGCGAAAGCAAGGCCAAGTTTGAACAAGTTAAGAAAGATTTTATTGCACGTTCCGCATCAGTGATTTCAGAAACAGTCTCTAAAGGACTAAAAGCTGAAATGTCACAACTACGTGAAGACATCGAATCTGCTCGCAGAAACGATTTTGGTCGCAGAATCTTTGAAAGCTTCGCAAGCGAGTTTGCAGCTAGCCATCTTAATGAGAAATCAGAGACAGCTAAACTTTTAAAAGTTGTTGAGCAACAAACTCAAGAACTAGAAGAAGCAGCAAAAATCGTTGCAGAATCACAAAAATTAGTAGAGAGCCGTGAATCAGAATTACGCATCGCAAAAGATCAAATGACCCGCAAGGAAGTTATGAGTGAATTGCTAGGACCATTAGGTGGCGACAAGCGTGTAGTAATGAAAGAGTTACTAGAATCGGTTCAAACTGAAAAACTACGTACAGCTTACGACAAGTATCTACCCTCAGTAATGAATGGTGGAAGCACTCCGGTCCGTAAAGCGTTGACTGAAGGCAAAGAAATTACAGGCGATAAACAACAGGCACAAACACACAGCGGCGAAGAAAAAACCGCTGAAATATTTGACATCCGCAGGCTTGCGGGACTAAAAGTTTAAGGAGAACTACAATGTCACAATTACTCGAGTCACGCTGGTCGGAAACCAAAGAAGCTCTGTTAGAAGGTCTTCAAGGTAATAAGCGTTCAGTAATGGCAACTACTCTAGAGAATACCCGCAAGTATCTCGCAGAAGCTGCTACAGCTGGTGCTACTTCCGCTGGCAACGTTGCAACACTTAACCGTGTTATTCTACCCGTCATCAGACGTGTAATGCCAACCGTTATCGCTAACGAGTTGGTTGGTGTCCAGCCTATGACTGGCCCAGTTGGTCAAATTCACACTCTACGTGTGCGTTACGCTGACAACTTCAACAGCACAAGCGGTACAGACGTTAATGCTGGTGAAGAGGCATTAAGCCCATTCAAGATTGCAGAAGGCTATTCTGGTGCAGTTACTGACAAAGCAGCTTCAACAGCTTCTTTAGAAGGCCAAGCTGGTAACAGACTAAGCATTCAAATCTTGAAACAAACAGTTGAAGCTAAGACACGTAAATTGTCTGCTCGCTGGACATTTGAAGCTGCTCAAGATGCACAAGCCCAACAAGGTATTGACATCGAAGCAGAAATCATGGCTGCTCTTGCACAAGAGATCACAGCTGAAATCGACCAAGAAGTTATTGCTTCTTTGAACAGCCTAGCTGGTACAGTTTTAACTTATGACCAATCTGCTGTTTCTGGTACTGCTACATTCGTTGGTGACGAACACGCTGCTCTAGCTGTTCAAATCAATCGTGCAGCTAACTTGATCGCTCAGCGTACACGTCGTGGTGCTGGTAACTACGCTGTTGTATCTCCAACAGTATTGACATTGCTACAAAGCGCAACAACTTCTGCTTTTGCTCGCACTACAGAAGGCACATTCGAAGCTCCAACAAACACCAAGTTTGTTGGTACATTGAACAGCGCATTGAAAGTATATGTTAACGGTTATGCTACATCTGATGATGTTCTAATCGGTTACAAAGGTGGTTCTGAGTCTGATGCCCCAGCATTCTATTGCCCATACATTCCATTGATGAGCAGTGGTGTTGTTCTAGACCCAGCAACTTTCGAACCAGTCGTATCATTCATGACACGTTATGGTTATGTTGAGTTGACAAATACAGCTTCTTCTCTAGGTAATGCAGCTGACTACCTAGCTAAAGTTGCAGTAACTTCCGCTAACCTACGTTTCGCTTAATCGGCAAGCGTATTACGCAAATCCAAAAAGGCTCTCCGGAGCCTTTTTGTTTGACTTAAATATCTGGATGAAAATAGAATCAGATAAAGATTTTGCAGAATTACGTAACCAGTTTAGTCTATGGCGTAAACGATTTCCTATGTTTATACATGATGTACAACGCATTGAAAAGATCATAGACGAGCATATACAAGCACATAGTAAAATTATGGTATTGCATAGACAGACTCACAGTAGAAGTTATTTAGAAAAAGCACAACAAGAAATTGACGCTATTAATACTATAATAGATACTGTGGAAAAAATGGAACTGATGGCTATGTTGAGCCGCGGATAAATAAAGAGTCTAGAATGATTTATGCGGACCCACCGCGTAGACCTAGAACGTCAAATTAAGGAGAAACAAATGGGACGTCCAATCAACAAGAAATATTTTGGAGCAACAGGCTCTGCAACAACACCTCATATACCAATTAGATTTAAATCTGGCGGTGTAGTTTATGAAGGCTATATTTTAAAACAACACGGTGCTCGTAGATTCAAATGCAGTACCGACGACGGCACAACAGCTATTGAGTTTTGCAAATTGGTTTCTGGTACTAGTTCAGATCCAGTTAACAATCAAGAAGCCACTATAGTAGGCTTACTTAACGGCAGTGAACCTATAACATTGCAAAGACTAACAAATAGAATTGCCACTGATTGGAATTCTGTACGTTATACATGGACACTACAAGACGACTCTACAGAAACATTGATAATTTTAACAGCAATGTAATATAGGACAAGGTAATGGGACAGTATTTTCAAGTTAACGGTGATTATAACATCAAGGCCAAAGACACTGGCACCATTACCTTACAGGCAGGAAATGTAAAGGTAGCAGGAAATCTAACGGTAACAGGCGGCGTAGCCTATGTGCAGTCAACTAATTTAGATATCTCTGATAGAATTATTACCTTAAACAAAGGTGAAACAGGATCCGGAGTTACTGCTACATATTCTGGTATTGAAATTGATCGAGGCAGTTCTAGTAGAGCTGCTTTGGTTTTTGATGAAACAAATCCTACAGGAATAGGTGGTGCAGTTGGAACCTGGATGATTGGTAGTGGTACTGATCCTAGTTACGGGTTTACAGACAGCAATTTAAAATTAAGAAGAGTTTTAACCAACGCTTCGACGGACAGTGGCGACCTTACTCTTATTGGCACAGGCACAGGAGTTGTCAAGGTTACAGGAACAACGGATTACGAAGTGCAGGTTACCGATGACGATGACTTGCCTAATAAAAAATATGTAGATGATGCAATTCAAAATAATCCTACATTCCAAATTAGAAGATTAGATACCAGAGTTGTTATTGCAGATTCGGCA